TGCAGTCAGCCCTCCAAATCATGGGTGACGGCACTCTGGGTACAAAACAAGGTTGGTTCCAGACTGAGATCGGGCGTGGTGCTGGATTAAAAGCCGATACCAGCTCGATCAATGTAAACCGGACTCACGAGATTCCGATCTACATCGACGGAACGCGATATTGTATCCCCGTTATCGCATGGGTGTAAGGAGTCGGAGACCTTGATCAAAGAGAATCAGATCCAACGCCGGGAACGTCTCGATAAAGAATTGCTTCAACTTCTCGTTAAGCGCATGGTTCTGCAAAAACAACTCGAAGATACCGAGAAGCAGATCCTCATGCAAGAAGGCGCAGTAAACGAGAACGAAGCACTCCGGAGAGACATCGGTACCGAAGAGGCACTCGCCAAGGCGAAGGAACCTGAACCACAAAAAGGAGGCAACTGAAAATGTCTGAGACAAAATTCATGGAAGTGGATGACGGGTACTGGAATGGACTCGTCAGTGCACGGAAACAAAGGATTGATGAGGCGGCTCTTGCACGCACAGTCGATCTTATTGTGAACAAAGACCGGCTCTCAAAGCGGCAACATGAGGTCCGGCTTGAAGAGGCTATCACAACCAGTGATTTCCCCTACCTGTTCGGACAGGTTATCGACCGGCAGCTCCTCGCCAACTATCGCGAGCCAGAAGACCCGCTCTACGACTGGAAGGATTATGTAAAGATCGGCAGTGTGCCCGATTTCAACACAGTCCGGCGTGAGAAATTGAGCGGAAAGGATCCGTTGCTCCCACTGGTTCCGGAAAAAGGCGAGTATCTGCCTTACAAGCCGACCAACTGCCGGTACACCTATGCCGTGAAGAAATACGGTGCGCAGTTCGACATCAGTTGGGAAGCCATCATGAACGACTCTCTCGGGGCATTCAACGACATCCCCCAGGAGATGGCAAATGCAGCAAAGGACACAGAATCATTCAGAGCTGCGAATCTGATCGCAGCATCGACAGGAGATGGAAATGCAGCCCTCTACGGTGCGACCATCACCGATTGCGGCCAGGCAATCACCAATCTCGGTGCGCTCCCGCTGACCATTGCCAACCTTGAGACCACAATCCAGCTTATGAAGTCGCAAACCTCACCAACGGGGAAAAGGCTTAAAATCCGACCCAAATATCTGGTTGTTCCCCCGGCACTGGAGTTCACCGCACGAGCGATCCTCACGTCAGCCCTGAAACAATGGACTGAAGTAGGAGCCGGCGCGGGTGTTCCTGTACCGACTACAAACGTGGTTCCCCAGGCAGGTCTCCAGCTCAAGATCAATGACTGGTTCCCGACCATCGATACCACACATGGGAATACCGCATGGTACCTGTTCGCAGATCCCGCCCGTGGTGGTGCAGCTGTTGAAGTCGGGTATCTCCGGGGTCACGAGACCCCCGAAGTCGTCATGAAGGCCAGCAACAAAGTTGCAGTCGGTGGCGGGGGTCTCTCCTCACCGTTCACCGGTGACTTCGAGACCGACAATATCATGTACCGTGTGCGTGATGTGATTGGCGGCACCGCAATGGATCCCCGGTTCACGTACCTGCAGAGCGGGGCCTAATCTTATCCCTTTTTCGGGAGGGATGAGACATGGCCAACTGCAACGTAAGCGTCTATACGGGTGCAATCGCAGTATCGGAAGCGCACACGTTCATTGAGACTATCGACGACGCCAAACTCCTCGCGGTCACCAGTTTCACAGCGGCACATATCCCGACGATCATAGTGGTCTACAAGACGTGAGGTGAACTCTACGACGTTCACCTACGACCTCACCACCAGCCGGGGCAAAGTCCGGCTCTATGCGCAGGACACCGTAACAGCGAACGCCATTTTCACCGACGATGAGATCGATGCATTCCTGACTGCAAACAGCAGCAACATCTATCTCGCGGCAGCCGATGCCCTTGATATCATCGCTGCGAACCAGGCATACATCCTGAAGATCATCACGAACAACGGCCTCAGCACGAACGGCCCCTCTGTGGCGGCAGCTCTCAGGGAAACCGCAAAGACATGGCGCGAGAAAGCGGCCGATACTAGCATCATCATCGTACCGAACCCGGATGATCCTTATCTGAGTTTGAGGTGACAAGTTATGATTGATGTTTCAAAATTTCCAGAACCTGTCTTCAGGAACCCCTCGGAAATTACTGAGGAAATGCGGGATCCTGATTACAGACTTAAGCAACTCACAAAATTGAATAATGGCAGGTATATCATAACTTGTTCAAGATGCCATCATTGCAGGTGAAAAATGCAGAGTTCCTTCATCGATAGCAGGAGAAACACGGCCCTGACAACCAATTTCCATCCATCACTCTGCACGATCCAGGCATACGTTGATGGCGTGGATGCATACGGGCAGCCCACCCAGACCTGGTCGAACCTTGCCGGGCATGTGGATCTTCCCTGCAGCATCGCGCTCTCTTCCGGGCTGGAAGTCAAGGGTAAGGAAAACGAGTACGGCATCACCACCCACCGGATCGCGCTGAATGGTGTCTATATCACGATCACGCGCCTGCACAGGGCCATAGTGGACGGTGTGACCTACGAGATCCAGTATGCCAGCCCGCCCGGCCACGCGAACTCGATCACAGTACTGGATTGCAACCTTTCAAGTGGGGGTGCATGAAGTGAATGAAGACGCTGTCTTAATGGCGCTCGGAAATCTTCAGGGTGAGATGCGGGGATACAATCAGCGGATGGATGGCATCGGCAGGGAGATCGGAGAGATCAAAAATTCCCTGAAATGTAAATCTGAAGATTGCGATACCTGCAGGAAGGAGATTGATGGCCGGATCGATGGGATAGTCAAGACACACACCGGGGATGAAGCCGTGCAGACCTGGTGGAATTCTAACATCACGAAAGGCGGTATCATTATCGGGATCGTCATTGGGATTATCGGATTCTTCCGGGGGCCCTGATGAGCGAGATCAAAGGCATGGTGGACCTCAAGAAGGCATTCGGGGACCTTGCAAAGATGGCAGAAAAGAATCAGGAAACCGCCCTGAAACTTGCAGCGAATGAGTATAAAAACGACGTCCAGACGGGAGCGCCATACAAGACCGGCACTCTTCGCAGGTCGATCCACGTAGAGCCGGTATCCGGTATCATCAAAGACGGTGAAGGCAGGGCATACGTTCTTGTCGGAACGGGTCTCAAGTACGCCCGCCGGTTGGAGTATGGGTTCATCGGCCCGGACAAGCTCGGGCGGATCTACAACCAGGCACCCCATCCGTACTTCCGCCCACCTCTTGATACCAACTTCAAAAAGTATCAGGGAATCTACCTGGGGGCGCTAGGCCGTGCGTGATATCGTTCTGGCAGTGATCACCCGGCTCAAGGCGGATCCGGCAATCATCACGGCCGTTGGTACAAAGGTATACCGGCGCAACCTTCCGGCAAATCCCACGTTCCCGGCGATCACAGTAACGAGGATCGACAAGATCCGGGACGGTGATACCAACACGGGCAGGTATGCGCATGCCCGGATCCAGTGCACGGCATGGGCATCAACCGACGGGGTGGCCGAAAACCTCGCGGAACTGATCGCCGATTGCCTGCATCGCACGACGAACACCATATTGACTGCAGGGACCGGGACGGTCTACGTTGTCAGTGTGAAGGACGCCGGCGGCGTGCCGGATGAGAACACCGATATCCCGCTCTACATGGAGCACCGGGATTTCACCGTGCATTATGATTACCACAAAGTGTGAGGATTTGAGAAAATGACTGAAGAAGCAGGTTCAACTCTGGGGACTATGATCCTCCAGAACGGCCTTGTCCTCGGGGAGATGTACGAACCCAGTACCCCCGGACAAACCGCCGATGTAAAAGATACCTCCGCCCAGAACAACATCGGCGGAGTGAGAACTAAACTGGTAACGTGGATCGATAACGAGAATCTGGCATTCAAGATTCTCTATACTGGATCAACGGCCCAGAACACGCTCCTTGGCGATATCTACGACCGGGATATGGACACATGGACGGTCGTTATGCCGCCGGATTTCGGCCCGGCACCCGGAGGGATCTCGTTCAATTTCGATGGGCAGATTGCCAAAAGCAAGCTGAATGCTGATGGAGATGGCCCGGCATTCATTGAGATGGAAGTCACCGTTAATGGTCGGTTCTCCGATCCGGTCACCACATGGGCTGCCGGTCTGACCACGACATTCTTTGGGATTGTCGATGATGATGCCAACGCACTCACTCCAGTACCGGCAGCAGCCGCAGCGGTCTATGAGTACGATCTCGAAGTGTACAGCGACAACACCTACATCATCATCACCCCGATTGCAATCGCTGGCACGATCTACGTGAATGGTACAGTCGTGGCAACCGGCGTACCATCCGGTCATCTTACCCTGAATGTGGGCACCGGAAAGGTCACGTACATGTCAATCGTGGTTACCGAACTCAACAAGACCCCGAAGATCTACTGGATCCGCTGCCACGGTGGCTCAACCGCACACCCGTAAGGTGACGCATGGACGGCAGGAAACATACCATTTTTGAGGCGGGCGGTAAGGTCTATAACCTCCGGGTATCGTTCAATGCTATGTGTATGTTCGACGATCAGATCGGCCCCGCTACCGACCTGCTGAAAGGCACCACGGATACCAAGAACTTCGTGGCGTACCGGGGCCTGATCTGGGTTGGTATCAATGCATATGGCTCCGAGAAGGTGACGGTCGAACAGGCCGGCGATCTCTGCGAGGAGTATATTGCGGAGAAAGGAATGCAGGCATTCGGGAATGAGATGCGCCGGATCATCCAATCCAGCGAATGGCTCGGAAAAGATGGGGATGGTTCAAAAAACCCAAATCCGGCCCCGGTAAAACCCTCAAAGAAATCATCGCAGAGTACCGAGACCTCGCATACGGGATAGGCGGCCTAACCCCGGCAGAGTTCTGGGACTCAACACCGGGTGAACTTATCCCATACATCAATGCCCGGGTCAAGTGGCAAAAGGAACAGACCAAGATGGAAAACGAACGGGTAGGACTGATTTGTGCAACCTTGCAGAACGGGATCCCGGTTGTAATGGTCAAGAAGACCGGCACCACCCGGAAAGCGTCGGACTACTTCAGACCCGCAAAGGCCGGTCAGCAACCCGCAACAACCGATCCGGCGGTCAGGAAGGGCCGGGTGCAACGGGTCTACGATACGATGATGCAGTGGGTCGGAGCCACAAAAGGACGGTGATGGAGCATGTTTGAAGGTTTCGTGAAAGGATTGGCGTTCCCGATTACCGCCGATATTGATGGGCTCATTAAGGGACTCGGACAGGCCGATGTCGAACTCTCTAAGACTGATAAAGCGTTCGCACGCGGGCAGCAGGTGATCAAAGGATGGGCTACTACTTTTGGACTGGCAATGACCGGCGCTGGTATCAGTATCCTGGCTCTTTCAAAATCTGCTGATACCACAAATGCCCGACTCGGTGTCACCGCTCTTACTATTGGGTCAACCACCGGAGAGATGCGGGATCTCGCACTTGAAACCTCCGATGCAGGATTCCGGTTGGATGATGTAGTCGCAACCTTTGAATTGCTCGGGCGTGCGGGCGTGCGAGGAACTGACAATATTAAGGGACTCGCAAATCAATTCGACATGCTCGGGGATTCCGTTGGCACATCAGCGGCACAGGTCGCACAGTCAATGATTCCCGCGATGTACGCTTTTGACATCCCCCTGGAAAATGTCGGCGATCATATGGACGGGGTTGCATATCTCATCAATAACAGCCTTGTAGATTTCGGAGATCTTTCATCAGTTCTGGCAACGCTCGGAAATACATTTAACCGGCTTGGATTCTCGCTTGAAGATACCGAAGCCCTGTTGTTGGCAATGACATCTGCAGGTATCCCGGCATCCGTCGCAATGCGTAAGCTCCGTTCTGCCATCAGTGATTATGAGCAAGCACTCAAGAAAGCCGAAGACGCCGCAAAGGATGTAGTCACCGCTGAAAGCAGACTTACCGATTCCCAAAAAACACTTACCCGCCTTGAACGTGATTATGCCCGGGCATTGCAGGAAGCTGGGGATACATCAGAAGAAACCGCTCGGATCGAACTGCGATACTCTGATCAGATGGCGGACGCAAAGAAAACGCTTCTCAACCTCGAAAAAGATTATCAGGAAGCATTAGCCGAAGCCCAGAACACGACAAAGGATGTGGCACGGCTGGAAAAAGATCGTAATAAAGAGCTGACAAAAGAGGCCAAGGAAAAGGCAAAACTTGAAGTAGAGTACGCAAAAGACAAGGAAGACCTTGACCGGGAAGCCCGCTTAAACTGGGTGGATCAATCAGGCAACGCTCGCAAATCAGCAGACCTTGAAGACCGGTACGCACAACGCCGGGCGGATCTGGCAGAGCGTGCATTGGAAAATACCGATCAGTATAACGAGCGTCTGGCAGAAGTCACCGATACCACCGAAGCCATCGCAGCGGTTGAGAAACGGTATGCAGACCAAAAAGAATCCGCCAATGAACGCATCACCGATCAAACATCTGATTATAACAAGGAACTGATCGCCGCTCTTGAAACTTCAAAGGCAACAGTAGCCGTTCAAGAAGCCTATGCAGACCGGTTCGCTGATACCAACGCACAGATCGCCGCACAGCGGGAAGAACTGGCAAAACTACGGGAAGAAGCGGCGAAACCAGCACCCACAAAAGAAGAACTGATATCCGGTCTTGGCGTAACAGATATTGAGTACGCGGCGGCACAGTCTAAGATCCTTACTGAGTCGGCAGGGGCGGCTGAGAAATATGCAGCGGCAAATGAGAAAGCCATCAGTGCATCAGACCGGCTTGCATCCTCGATGGAGAAACTCACCCTTCAGATGGGCACAGCCATCAGTCCAGCGCAGGATCTTGGATCTATTCTCTCAATCGGAGGCCCGCTTATTATTGGGTTGGCGCAACTTCCTGACCTGATCAAAGGGTTTGGTATGGCGTGGCAATGGCTCACCCCCATCCTTTCACAAGCGGGAGCAGTCTTATCGGGATCGCTGTTCGCAGGGATTGCCACCGGGATCGCACTCGGTCTTGCCGGTGTCTGGGTGATGCTGAAAACCGGGATCCTTCAGGGCTTTGCCGATCTTGGAAAATGGTTCGGTTCTATTATGCCCGGCTGGGTGATGGATGTCCTTAAAATCATAGCCGCACCTCTCGGATCATTAGGTGCTGGAATTATCTCACTCGTATCAGGCGATTTTGGAAAGATTTTCGATAACATGATGAAACCGTTTTCAATGGCCGCCGAATCTCTGAAACGGCTGACAGGAGGGATCATCAATTTCACCGTTCCTAAAATGGCAGCCGGCGGCATCGTCACATCCCCCACTATCGCCATGCTTGGAGAAGCCGGACCTGAGGCCATCGTGCCACTCTCACGCGGGGGCGGGACTACAGGGGGAATCACAATCACTGGCAACACATTCAACGTCCGCAATGACCAGGACATCAAACTGATCGCGCAGGAACTTCACACGCTCATCACCCGTGAGAACAGAGGGAGGGGGACAACGTAATGGTTCAAATTGGGGGGCTCCAAAAATGGTAGATTCGGGCGGATTCACACTCAATGGTGTCCCGGCAACTACATACGGGATCACACTCGCATACGCACCCGGACAACCGATGCTTTCAGAGACCCGGGATCGCATGGTTCAGATACCTGGAAAAGCCGGGAATTACTGGTTTGATTCAGATCTCGGGCCACGCACATTCTCATTACCCTGCAGGTTCGTAACCACTGATCCCGCCGCTCTTGACGTACTTATCCGGGCATTTGCGCATGTCTTGACGCATGTCCATGGGAAACCCATCCAGCTTGCATTAATCTTCGATGATGCACCCGGACTCACTTATATGGTACGATACGCGGGGCAGATCCCGTTCGATCGTGCATGGGTCGGATGCTCGGAGTTCACGCTTGATCTGATTGCGGACGATCCATACGCGTATGAGGTGGAGGATTCAACCAGTGCCACTATCACCACGAGTGGGGGGCTTTTCGTAGTTGCCTCGAGCGGGAATGTCGGCACCCCGGCAAAGGTTTGCATTAAGAACAACGGGGCCGCCCCGTTAACCGGATTTACGATTACTATTGAGTACGAGGTTTAAGAATTATGGCAGACGGTATTGTAACGGCAATTCTGGAAGATCTACAGGATCATCTCCTGTTAGTAGGCGCAATGAGCCAACCTGCAGCGATCTATTGTTCCTTGTGGATTGGAGATCCATTAGGGGCAGGTGCAGAAGTAACAGGCACAGCTTACGCACGGGAAAACTCCACATTTGGAGCCGCCACTACGCTTGGGGAAGTTGTCACTTCGGCAAACAGTGTGGCTATCGATTTCGGCACGGCTGGAGCAGGAGGATGGGGCACCGTAACGCATTTCGCTCTTTTCTCTGCAATAACTGGCGGCACAATGCTGGCATCGGTGGAACTGGATATTCCAAAAGTCATCGCCGTAGGAGACCCGGTTAAATTCAACATCGGAGAATGCAAACTAACCGCGACCAGATCATAGGGGGGTAAAATGGGATTGCTCGATCGGGGGGGATTAGATAAATCCCCTCTTGATCGTTCCAGCAGAGCAATCATTACTCTTTCAGGTACCGGTAACGTCAACATATCGGGGAAGGGGGATCTTTTCGTTGGGTATGTTTCCTTATCCGGTACGGGTGCAATTATCATCTCTGGGTATGGACATTTACCCGAAGTCATCAAATTATCCGGCACCGGGGCACTCGCCATAACAGGAACTGGTCATCTATCAGTTGGAGCGATATTATCCGGCACGGGTAACGTAAACGTCGGTGGATTTGGGAATCTGGAATCCTATGTTGTATTATCCGGCACGGGTAACGTAAACGTCGGTGGATTTGGGAATCTGTTCGTATATGACACAATTGTATTCGCATTCGCCGGGACGGTTGCCATCGGGAAGACCGTCTGCATTGACGGTCGGGATTTCACTGTGAAAAAAGATGGAGTGAACGAGATTGCATTATTCACGGGGGATTTCCCAATCATATTCCCGGATATCAGTAACGTGAAATATACGGATGCCTTGGGGAGCAGAACCGTTCTGGTTACGGTGACGAAGAAAGACAGGAAGGTTTGAAAAAAATGGTATATGCAGCATTAGCAAAACTGAAAAAGAACTCGGTTTCAACGACGTTATCGGCAGGGATTAGTGCCGTCGCAACCACGATCCCGGTTACCGATACCGCTGTGTTCCATGACGCAGATAGTGTCCTGATAAAAAAAGGCATTGTGATTGGTTATGATGACTCGGTAGAATCAGCATCAGAGGAAATCACGATTACCGCAGCCACCACCGTATCAGGACCGGGCAATCTTACCGGGGCAACTCGTGGTATTAAGGCAGATGGAACCGACGGAATAGCCAAAGCGTGGATTTCCGGTACGAATATCGCAGTGATGTTCTCGACCGGGATCTATGACCAGATCTGCGATAATATCGCGGCGCACGAGAGCGGCAAAGCGCCGCTTGCATCTCCAACATTCACTGGGACACCGGCTGCTCCAACGGCGGCAGTGGATACCGACACGACTCAAATAGCAACTACCGCATTTGTGAATGACCAACTCGATAGGGGTGTTCAACCACCAACATTGGTCGCTCTCGCTCCGGCAACACAGCCCGTAAAGGGCGGGGTATTCAATGGTGGGTTTGAGTTAGCACCGGCTTTCACTGCGGTACAGACGGCATCCGCCCTGTGGATTGATGGGACTGCTGCGGGAAGTGCAACTATTGATCAGTATGGATGGTATGGTGGCGGAACTGCTGCTTTTGCGGTGTCGTTTGATACGACCGTCTCTCGTTCTGGGAAAAACTCATTAAAATTGAGCAACACAAACGCTTCTGGATTATCCTACGCAGGCAACACAAGCGGAACGACCTTGTCACCCCTTTCAAAATATTGTCCATTACTTAAAGCGTCCACTAAATATCGTCTGACATTTTGGGTAAAAACCAACAACGTAGCAGCGTCGGCTGCTCATCTCACACTTAACCAGTACGATATATCGGCAGTTATCGGTACTACAATCACGACGACAAAAATCTCTGGGACAAACGATTGGGCTTCAGTTGTCACAGAGTTCACCTCTGATGCCGATGCTGGTGGTTCCTATGCTCGGATATTTGCATGGAACTACGTTGCAGGCAACGTCTCTGACGCATGGTTCGATGACATCACTCTTGAAGAAATCGTAGAGGACGCCTCATTCACCGGCACGATCCCAACCCCGGTCAGACCGACTCTTGTTGGGGTAACGACTACGGATAATATTGACCAGTCTTTAGATTCGGGATGGGCAGCCGCGCAACACTATGATTTAACCACAGATCCACAAAATGAAGGGGCAACTCATATCCAGACGTTCACACCGACAAGAAATAAGGTGGCAAAAATTTCTGTTAAAGTGATTGCGAAAGGCACTGGCAATTGGTCGATGGTACTACACGATGCCACCAACAATATCCTTTCGAATAAGTCTATTGCAAACGCCTCTCTTGCAGACAATACCGTTGTTACATTCAACACTGGTTATTTGTGGACAACCGGAGCACTCCACTTTCATCTATCATCAACAGTAGCAGATGGGACAGTTTTAACTACTGGTGTTCACGATCTTGAGACGTGTTCATATATCCAGTATTACGCGAAGCCAATGGAAAATGCCACCGCCATCTGTAACGGTGAGGAAATCTCATTAAGTGCAGACCAAGATGGTATTCTATCCGGTGCGATAATTGACCTTAATAAGGGGAAGTACCTCTATGCTGGTGCAACGGCAATTACTGATATTGATAAATTCTCTGATATTTATTCTGCATCTTCTGGTGGATACGGATCGGCTGGGACTGGTATAAATAATTGGATGTTGGAATCAATCAACGGAGGTTATGTTGAGATTTACTCCGCTAATGATGGGACTACAAGAAATTTTGTATATAAAGTGAATACAATCCTGCCGGTGAGACATCTAAAAATAAAAAATAAAATATTCTCAGGCGCGGCTGTTGATAAAGTTTTACAGATTTCTCCAGACAATATAAATTGGACTACAATAAGGACTGTAAATACTGCGACGATGGCGAGATATTCTGAAGTTACTGAAACCGATTTGGTGAATGGGTTATCAACATTCTATATACGTTTCTACAAAGCGGCCGTGAATGATTATCTCATCGGTAATATTGTATTTTTGGAAGCCGACCTCGACACCTCAACAATACCGAGCATCATCCTCCAGCCACTCGGCACGATGCCCCAATTTTCAGATGAAGTCGTCCTCCCCGATGCCACGTCGGGAGTGAGACTCTACCACCGTGCCGCAAAGTACGCCAACAAGAACGGCGTCGTTGTCCCGCACCTTGAGTTCTGCACCAGTGGAGCCGTTGCGATCAAGGCGATCCCCTGTGGATTCGATAACTCTGGGTGCACGTCACCATGTATCCAGATACTTGATATCAACGGAGACGCGACCGGATATCCCCTGCACGACGGAGACTATTGTGCCGTCTCTCCCGCGTTGAGCAACCGTGTCACATACAAGATGGGTGCATCGAGCGGAGAGACTATCAGTGCCATCACCATGAACCGCCTCTACCTCTCCTCGAATGGCGTCGCAAACTCCGCCACGAAAGATCCCTCACATCAGTTCAATTTCTATTTGGGAATGTTGAAGCACGGCATCCAGAAGGTCGTGGAGAAGTTACAGGGTGCGGTGAATGATATCGCAAGAGCGATTCACTGGGAATGGGGTCTGATAGTTGCATCCGGCACGGCATATGCACTCACGACCACGCTCGCCGTAATCAATTTCGGAACGACCGGGAATCTTGAGATCAACCTTCCAGATGTGGGGATATATGAGATTACGGCACTCGTTCATGACGACATGTCAGCGGTCACCGTCTCAGCCGCCGCGAACTACTCCCTCTACCAACCCTATATCGATGGCGTGGCAATGACGAACGGCGAGCAGATGGGACTTAGAACGTCCATCCTCGCGGCGGCAGCCGTGGGTATGGATGCAAATACCGTTTACCTCTCGTGGATCATCTCCTCCTCTCACCCCGGCACGCTGGTCTCGATCTACGCGAAGAAGAACTCCGCAACGACCGGGGCATGGAACGTCGTGAGTGACGCCACGGGGTGGACGAAACTGCGCTACAAGAGGATCGCATGAGGTGAAATATGGTTGAAAAAACATCTGATGAATTGAAAACGATGTCCGATCAGGACTTCGTGAAGTACCGCAAGGATGAAGAAATCAACACGGCCAAGGAGCGGGAAACCGGGAAAGCAAAGACCGACTTCATGGTGCAGCGGGACGCCGCATTAAAAGCGTTCGATGCGGAGACACAGAAGCAGATCGGGGATCTGAATCTGTCGAGGTCGGCACAACGCACGGCTCTCGAAAAGACATGGACCTGGACTGAGGCATAAACGTGGAGTTCAACAGGAACGTGTCTGTAAACGGTTCGGGATTACGTTACAAGAGGATAGCATGAGATGACAGTATCCAATACATTCACATTTTCGGGCAGTCTATTGGCAGGGAAAACCGTCTGTATTGACACCGAAAACCGTACTGTGGAAAACGATGGAACGAACGCACTCAAAAACTTTACCGGAACATTTCCAAAGATGTACCCCGGGAATAATACGGTAATTTATACGGATGCATTCGGAAGCCGGACGGTTGCAGTCACGGTGACAAAACAGGACAGGAAGGTGTAAAATGGCATACGAAGTTTGGTTATTTAATGCAGCAGCGGAAAATGTTGCTATCCTCGAAAATGCGTATGATATCCAGCGCACCGAGAAAATCAATCAGACCCCGACCCTCTCCTTCTCCTTACCGGCGGATGATGCAAAGGCATCATTCCTGACCTCTGCGTATGACGCGAAAATATGGAACACGATTAAAAGCCGGTTTGAGGGACTCTACATGCTCGATGATTGCACCGAGAAATGGGATCCGTCCGGCAGTATCATTGAAGCCAACTATTCCGGCGTAATGATACAACTTATCTCCGAGGAGAACATCACTTACGATACCACCGTCACTCCAAAAACCCCAACGCAGATTATCACGGCTCTCCTTGCCCTCCAACAGCATACCCCCGCGATCACGGTCGGAACTATCCAACCAACAACCTCGTTTGCGTTTGCGATTGAGAATGCCAACCTGCTGGAAGCAATCCTGAAATGTGTAGATTACCTCGGGGGATGGATAGAAGTTGATGCAGACCGGCACCTGAACTGGTATAACGAACCTGCATTAACAACGCCTGTAAGGGAGATCAGGTACAAAAAGAATATGAGGGGGGTCACCCGGAAACGGGATTTCACCAATATCGTGAACAAACTCTATGCCTACGGTGATGGAGAAACGGAAGCGCAGGTCACTCTGATCGATGCCGGGGAGACCTATGAGTACATCAAGGATGTACCCTCACAGACCGCGTATGGCGTCAGAATCAAGCGAATTACGGATAAACGGATCATCCACCCATCCACGCTCCTAAGGTGGGCGCAGAAGGTTCTGGCAGAGTTCAAGGACCCGATCTACTACTATACGGTCGATGTGGTGAACCTCGCAGAGCACCCGGATTTCAATTTCGATTTTGAAGAGTTGCAGATCGGGCAGATTATACGAGTAGTAAACTCCGACCTGAACAACCTATCAGTGAATGTGAAACTCGTATCAGTCGATACCAACCTCTCAAAACCGGAGAATATTACGGTAGAGCTTGCAAATGCCACAAAGGATCTTTCGGATACCTTCTCGGATGTGAAATCATACCAGAATCTAATCCAGAATGTAGCGGTCCAGATCGGGGCCGGGCAGGTGACCGTACAAGGCATGTTCACTGTGGATGGGTGGAGATCTGCAGGAGTAACGACTATCAATGGTGGAATGATCACCGCAAACACCGTCACAATTTCCCAAGTGAATTTTACTGTTGTAGGTGCGGGGAATATTATCGGTACCATCAATGCCTCCTCAGAAGGCATCAGGATCTCGGCGGCAAAGATCACAATCTCGGGTTCCTGTACCTTTGCATCCGGATACGATCCGACGGGGAAGATCGCAGCAGCGGGAGCGGCAGCCGATGTGAACGCGAACGTTACCACGATCAGCGGCGGGAAGATCACGGCAAATACCATCGACTGCGACCGGCTCACCACATCCACGATAAACGCGAAGACGATCACGCTCGGAATAACCGGGAGCAACGGCGTTATTCAGTCCGTGAACTACGTTGCAGATACGAGTGGATTTAAGATCGCGGGAGACGGGAATGCAGAGTTCAATTCCGTGAAGGTGCGGGGCACGCTATATGCCTCAACACTCGAAACCGGCAATACTCTCACGGTAAAAGGAACAATCCAATCAAATAATTATGTTGCATGGACGTCGGGGTGGCAGTTTGGAGGAAGTGGAGATATTAAATGTCTATCAATGGATATCTTTAGTATTTTTCTACATGCTTCTGCAGCCGTCTATGGATCTCTCTATACATTGAATGGAATTAATTTAATTTGGAGTGACAAAAATGGGACTCCCCATACAATTACAATGTCATGAAAATCCTAAATAAATCCAATAAAATGTAATATTATTTTCATGAACGAACGGTGTGTCGGTGAATACTTCGAAAGAATCACGATTTGGTGCGATGGGCAACCGCTGAACATCAATCATCTTATCCCCCGAGTAAGAGATAATCTCCGCCGTTATACCCTGTTGTTTCTGGTAATGCATTCCTATGACGAATGCACCAACCAATAGTATTGCGATAATCGCAACAATTACCAGGTATTTTATTTTGATATCTGCGTTCATGCGTCCTCCTCTTTGGGTAATTCTGTGAGTTTATCCCCAGTCGGTGGTTGTGCCTGGAAGGCCACGATTACGAGTGCCCGGGCTGCCTCATCCAACGAGAGTGAACCATTCACAGAATAGTTTGTCGTTCCGTCTTTGTCAATGGTTTTTACAATAGTGAGAACTTCAATCGTATTTTGCATGATTCTCTATTTTGTTAGCACTGATATATATCCTTTTCCCGACCATCGAACCGTAAGGTATATAATCTCGTGCTGGTATATACTCTGATATGGGCAACGCGCTCAAAGTCAAGGTTAATCAAGTGAGCCGGGCGATTCGGATGTCAATACCCCAAAGTATTGCCGCCACGATCGGAATCACACCCGGAGACACTGTGAGTGTTCGGGAATCGAGAGGTAAGATGATCGTGGAAAAGGTGTGTGAGACAAGTGACAACGGAAACAACAACCAAAAATGAGAATGGCAGCCCCGATCCGAGCCTGGAAGCCAAGGATGGGGAGACTGCCGGTACTGAGTCAGAACACAGAAAGTTAATTGTTTGCCCTCCGGATGCAGCCCTTCGTGACTGTGTCGGCTGTCGGATTATGGCCGCCTGTAAGGCCGATATCCGCGCATATCAGGCACAAGAAACCATGGAAGATCTTCTCGACATTCAGAGGGAAGACCGGGCGGATCGGGTTCGTGCCGATAAAGAAAACGAGGAACCCATCATCGATAGCGACACCATTGACGCGGTGATCCACCTTGGGGGGAGAGCCGAAGCACTTGAGCCGGGATTCGATGCCCGGGCATGGCTGGGGGCGCGGGGATTATGACACGAGTTTGCCCGAAGATCAATGCCCCGTGCTGGTACTGCTCGAATGAATCGATGGGCGCGTTCTGTAACAACGACGGCAACTATGTATCTGAACTGGCGGAATGCCCGATACCGGGTGCCCGGACCGTGCCACTGGTGCCGGTTGAACTATCAGAACTTGACTGGATGCGGAGGCGTGAATCATGATCCGCACCATCAGGGAAGAACCGCTCGGCGTGAAAGAGATCAATGATGCGATCGACCGGTGCGACGAGTTGCTCAACATCGGAGACCCGCTGCCGGAAGTCCGCAATCGGGACCCCACCTACCGCACGATAAAAGACCAGATCCGCAAAACGGAGGAAATCCTGTTCCGGATGAAACGCCAGCTCGCAGATCTGCCGGCCGGCCCAATGCACGGCAAGATCGTCATTCCCGCGCCGAGCGAGTATCAGTGCAAAACCTGCGGGAACACGGACTGCCTGAATTACGTCAAGGATGATATTAAGATCCACCCCTCAAATTTGATGGCTGTATGCATCATCCGTAACCAGACGGCCCTGAACGGGTGCCTGGCATATCTCCTGCCAAAGGAGGGACCATGACCTTTGAAAAGAAGGAAAAAGGAATTGTCATCGCATGGCAGGACCCGAACATCATCATCGACGGAAAAACATATTTCGTCCCGTCCGATAAGCGATGGACCGCGAAGGAGGCCCAACCAGGTGATGGTGCGGAGTTCGTCCAGCACAAAGGCACGATCTCGGGACTGTGGATCATACCTGCGACACAGAAGCAGATCCCGCACGAGGAGACCGTAAAGAAAGCCACTGCTGCGGGATTCGATCAACCCGCGGGGGCACTCCTCGACGGAACCAAGGAGGTCATGACCGAAGTGGAGCAGAAGGTGATGATCGCCCGGTCACAGGCTTGCACGCCCTCGACAGATCCCTCCGAAGAGGAAGAACCCACCGGCGAAGTCATCAGTGTGACTATCGGTTCGACCCTGAGCTTAGGGAATTATTCCAATGTGCGCCTGGAGATCGTCGCTACGGACGCTGCAACCGCCCGATTGAATTTCAAGGCAGAGATTGTCGAGACCGTCCGGATGGTACGGGGAATCATCAAAGAAGTGGGGGGTGCGTGATGGCAAAGAAGATACTGATCCTTAAAGTCCATGAGATCCGCCGGAATACTTTACAAAAAGTCATGGACGAGATAAAGGCAGCCCTAATTACTGGGAAAAATGTCATCCTTGAGATCGACATTGGTGAAACCTGCCCGAAATGCGGAGGCATTTCAATTGATGGGGGGGATATGTGGTTCAAACAATATGGTAGGCGATATCGTACCTGCATCGACTGTATGTATATCTGGCCGGAGGAGATGCCCACATGATCTGCCCTCGTTGTGGTGCCGAAATGCACCAAGGATCTCCACACGATGATGGCTGGTTGAGTCAATGGGAATGCCCGCAATGTGACAAGATTGTCGGGATTCCTGTTTATTCCGGGGGTGCGTGATGATCACCCCCAATCTCTTCCTGATTTGCGTCGCCATTTATCTCTGGATTTCCGGGACTCTGGATATCGTGCTGGCAATTATAGGATCTGAAAAAACTGTCAGACCCCGGTATGGGATTGTCGAAGGAATTGCCGGTTTGATCATGCTCGGTATTGCGGTTGTCATGGTGGTGCTCTGATGACCGCCGAACTTGATTTTATCTCAGAAATATTCGAGAGACGCACCTGCATGAAATGCGGGGCAACTGTCGTCGCACTCAAAAACGAGAAAGATCCCGTCTGCCAGAACTGCGGACGTGGTGGGAAGGAGGCGCACTGATGCGCAAAAAGTTACTGTTCTGCGATATCTGCCAGCAGTTCATCGCCCACCAGGTCTTCCTGCGCGGGATCGGGTGTACGCCGGTATATCGGTGCCTTCAGTGCAGACGGGAGGCGGATTGATGGCACAGATCGAGATCCCCTTTTCTCGTGAGATGGCGATCGCAGCGATTGACGGAATGAAGATCACCACGACCCGTAGCGAGAAGAAAGGCGAGATCGGGGATACCTTCTGGTTTGAAGATCCCCGCCGTGACAATGAGGAACGAATGGTGAAATACGGAGGACAATTCCGCATCATCGATATCCATTTTGTTGGTCTTGGAACCGTCAAATCAGATTACTTCCTCCTTGAAGGTTGCGCCAGCCCGGAAGAATTCGAGCGGGTCTGGAGATCCCTGCACCGTGGACATTTCACGGCAAAAAAACTGTATTATATTCATTTCTTTGCAAGGGTGGTTTGAATGGCAGAAAGCACAAGGGAAAGCCTCGTATCGGATGCAGATTTCTCTATCAATCTATGGTTGAAGGATCACCCATCCGGCACGTATGTTTTGAGTGAGAAAACAATGGACGAGATCCAGGATTGGGGGCACACACTCGCAGTCTATAATCGGGTTGGTCTGAAGAGGAGAATCGGGAAAATCCTGAAAGAGGATGGGTATATCAAGAGACCGAATACATCGCCGCCAACGTGGGAAAAACCCGGGTGGGTTGCACCATTGGTAGATCCGGAACCCGAAACGGGAATTGTTGCTCGTATTAAGGAAGTATTCAGGGAGGTATTGCACTATGGTTAGATGTGCTGATTTTTACGAGAGATGGAAGAAAGACCCGAACTGGTGTCAAAAATCACCGGATACGGTCAACCAGATTGATCATTATCTGGGGCTTGTAGGAGAACTTGAAATGCTCGGAGTCGAGACAGTGGCGATCTATAAGAAATTCCCGGAAAGGGTCGCTCGCGATATCCTGAAGATCAAGGATGATAAGATCCGGGCCGGTGTCATTGGGAACGCTGCAGGGATGATCAAACGCGGTGATCAGGTCTCCACTGGTGATGTGAAAGTATGGGCAGGACTTGAAGAGAAATCCCAGAAATTAACCTCGAACAGCGACGTTCGCACTCCGACCATGGTCGGAAACCGATCACCTAAAACCGAGGAGAAAACCGAAATTACCGACGTGCCATCTGCTCCGATTGCAGGTGACCTCAAAAAGAAGTACACACCACCAGAGAACAAGCCGGCACCCACTCCCGAATCTATACCACCCGTTGTATCTCCCTGTGATAATGGGTTGAAATGCGGTCTAAAATATTTCAAAATTGAGACAATCCGGGGGAAAGTCTGCACTAATGCCAATATGCGGATCACAGAGTTACCTGGAAACGTCTGTCCGTTTGAATCGGATCTCCAAAAGCGGAAAGAGGCAGCAGCCGAAGCGGGAGGGTTCACGCCCGCGGGCGATATCGACCCGACCAATGCCGCCAAGTTCGTCAAACTGGCGCCGGTCAAGATCACCAAAGCCCCGATGGAGATTCTCTCCAAACCCTCACCAAAACAGCAGGAGTTCATTGAGCAGGCAATCGCGTCAGGCAAGTTCGACACACCGGAACAGGTAATCAGTCAGGCACTTGACCTCTGGATGGATCAGGAGGGAGTATAAGATGCCTTCGTTCTCTGTTATGGCAGAACGCGAAAAAGTTCGTCGTCTTGCGATGCCTGTTCTCGGTATTGGGAAATTCATGTGGGTTGGGAAAGAAATGACCCTGAATATTGTGCGCATTGGTAAACGCGATATCACGATGGTATCACCGTATGGAACGTTTGTGACTTTAAACAAAAAATATGTCGTGAGCGTCGCGCTGGATACCGCAATGCTGCAGGAAGGGGGTGTGTGAAATGCCCGCATCAAAAGAGACAACACGGTACCTCAACCGAATCCAAATGCAGTGCGAACTGGAATCACTTTGCGAGTGGCGCAAATGGGTAAGGGAAATCCCGGCCCTAGGTTTCCCTCCTGAATGGAAGATTCGAATTATCCCTCCGTTTCTCGGAGCACTGATCAGGTTCGTTGTTGTCACCGAATTTGGAGAGATTTCCGTCTATCTTGACGCATATGATAACCTCGGTTGCATGGGGATGAAACCCTATTGGGAAATTTATCCCGGTGAGACCGGAGATCCCGTTCGGTTCATGATGAATGAAACGGTGGAACTCATCGAAGGCATCAAGAAAGCGATCGATTACCTGAAACCAAAGGATGTGCTCTGATGGAAAAAGGATTGATCATATCGGTCATTGCCCTGCCCCGTGAAGAGGACGGGGATTTTGAGGACTACCCCGGAACGATAGAGTTTGTCGATCAGCGGGTCTACGTGAACGTCCTCGACACAAAACAGAATCTGGATATCTCGCTTGGGTTCGATTTGAACGAACTTCTCGCAGCGATGAAAGAAGCGTTTTTCACTCCGGGGGCGGACTGATGGAGATCGATATCTCAATCCGGAACGCCACCCCGGAGGAGCTGGCGCCTTTCATTAAAGCATTTGCGTCAAGCAATAACGTCAAGGCTTCACGTCAAGGCATGCCGCAAAACTTCCAGGTCGTGCCGGCGGGGGCGAAGGCATGACCGGCGACCTGATCAAGATCGAGCAGTTTCAGGATACCCCGGTCAGAGTCATAAGGCACGGACCGTATGGGGTTATCCCGCTGAACGACATTGCAGATGCTCTTTGCATTGACCGGTCGGGATTTCATAAACTCTTCAAGCGCCATGCCGAAACCCTCGCAAGATACGGACTCATGGTCAAAACGTCCACGAGTCAGGGCGATTCGTCCACACTGTGCCTGACACGGGAAGGGGTTGTAGGACTGATCCTCAAGACAAAACCCGGTGCATCAAAATCACAGGATGCACAGGACCGCATCATCGCTTTCCAAACGTGGGCGATCGAAACCATTTCCAAGATCATGAACGGGGAACGGGTCCGGGTATCCCTATCCATTGATGAAGAACTTGTGCAGGCGAGACACCTTGCAGAACAGACCGGTGGAAACCTCGCATCATTCCAGGCAATCGCACTGAAGAAATGTGGGTTCGGGGATTACGTTCCGGCGCTCAATATCCCCCAAATCATCCACGGAGAGATCGGGTGGTTCAACCCAACCCGGCTGGTCGCTCTCTGCAACGATCCCGACTTGACCCCCGAGCGGCTGAACTGGTACCTGAAAAATAAGGGATTCCAGTACCGGGACGGCTATATCTGGAGACTGACACCGCTCGGAATGGCGCATGGGAAAGAATACTGGTATACCGCCTCGTCACAACATCAGGAGATCCGGATCGCATGGCGTGAGAGTGTCCTATTTGCATCCGGCCTGAAGCGTCCGATATCAACCGATCAAGCGGCACTGCCGGCAAGGGCGTGATCCCCATGGGCAAAAAGAAGCGGGCATTACTCAGCCGGTTGACCGTCTCCCAAGAGATGAGGGAACTGGCGATCGCGTTTAAACAGGACGTCAAGCGGTACCACGGGGACATCCCCGTGCATGTGCTCTGGGAACATCGCGGAGTGAGACTGGAGGGGATGACGGGATGAATGATGATCAATGTGAGTTCTGCCAAGAGGATCTCTGCTCAGCTCCTTATGAGTGCCGGTTTCAGGATTTTACCGATTGCGATGGAAATGAACGGATCGTTCCCAGTTGCACCGCGACTTCTGAAGACCTGATGACTGAAGAAGAATGGGAAGCAATGCAAAAACTTCAGAGTGGGGTTCAGAAGATATTCCGGGATGCTGTCGGGAGGGCAACGTGACCCCTACCGTATGGTTGCCAGTGGAAACGCAAAAGAGAGAGAGAGAGAGTGAAACATATATATCATATATATATATGAATATATCATTCCTTTCAACCTTCGAACGCCGTTTCTCATTCTCCACTGGAAATAATTGGGGGTCTGTTTTATGAGAGAACGGGTTGTTTTTCAAGGAAGAACCTATTCCAGAGAACCCGATTCAAAATATCAATCAACCCGTGTTTATTATCGCAATTGGACAGGAAAACGCCTTCATCATGCCATTTGGGAATCGGTGCATGGTAAAATCCCATGGGGATATTTCATCCATCATAAGGACGGGAATCCTGATAACAACTCCATAGAGAATCTCGAAGCCGTTCTTGAACGGGATCACTTACGATATTATCATGGTGGTGCTTTCCATCACCACTCAAAAAACGAGGTGGTCTGAATTCCAGCCCACAAAACCTTTTTTGACCGGTACGTGACGGCGATCTCTGTCGAACGTCAGGAATGGAAGATAGCCCATGCTCTCGGTATTCGCTTATCTGACGCCCTACGGCTCGGCCTGAACTTCATGATCAAAGACCGGATCATCGAAGGTGATCGGAGACTCACGCCAGAAATCCTTGAGCAGTTCAAGGAAATTGAAACCCGGGACCTGCAGGATCTTGAAAGATATATACGTTTGAAAAGGGACGAGCAGACGACCCTTGATAAAATGGTTGAAATCAAAAAAGAAGTCCAAAAAGAGGAGGAATTAATCGAGGTCTATGATAAGGGCGAGGAAGCATATATACGAATCAAAAAGTGCCAGTTCGATCCGGAGTGGCACACACCCAAGGAGCCGGCATGAACAACCGGATCGGCATGATCGAATTCGCTGGAAAGGACAGCGATCAGAAAGTCATACTTCTGACTGCTATCTGCCATCATTGCACAAGGGTAGCAGTCCGCGCCATTCCATGCCCAGCAGATCTGGCCGAATCCTCGCCCGGGACGTTTGTCGGAGTGAACGAATTCGGGCGTCTGGAGGCCGAGGCATGACCTCAATTTATGATAATTATGGAGAACGGGCCCGGGTGCATCTGAAAGAAGAGTTCAGTATCAGCAGCATCCAGCGCGATATCGAGTATGCCGAACGGGATATTAAGGATATCACCGCCTTTATCGCGGCAGCCAAAGCACAGATCGCTGTCATTGAAAAGACCGCGTTTAAACGGTATATCGACTTCAAGAAAGGCAAGGATTACTATGCCGGTAAAATCGAGTTCTCCGCGTCGGTCTACCGCGTGCCACAGGTGCCGGGAAATGAGCAGCTGAAAGTCTACGAATCCGATGATAGCCGGCGATGGGTAGGCAACGACAAGAAAAAAGAGGCTCTTGAATTCGTTTTTGCACTTATCAGGAAATATCCCGATGCTGAATTAATCGGGACTGCAGCTGAACTCTGCCAGAAAAAGCGAGGGTTGATCGAGGCATGATACTTCCGTCATACCATTCGTGTTCTGCGATTAAATCGGCGCGAAATACAACTATATTCTCTCCCTCTTTTTTCAACTTAAGGAGGAGTTCAAAGAGTACTGGACATGGTTCGCAAAGATACGTTCCATTCCCAAAGAATCTGATAAAACACGTTTTGAGATATTTTCTCTGGTCGCCATTTCTCCAACGGTGCAATGTATGGATTGCTCTCGGAGTTACCGCCTTAATGATAATGAACATAATTGTTAGTAAAACGTATACATGTATATGTTTTTCGATGTCGCGAGTTGAGGGGGCGATATGACGGCCACAAAGAATGTATTCGGGTACCCGACGGAATGGGTATACTCCGATACCAAGGAACCCGTCGGATCTGGAGATACTCGCCCCTGCCCTAAGTGTGGCAAGATGAGGAACCCCGATGGTACCGATCCGTGTTGGGGTATGTTGCCATCTGATCTCATCGTCGCTGCCTGTTGTGGTCATGGGATTAAGGAACCATGGGTTCTGGTCAAAAGTCCCTTTCTTGTTCAGGAATTACTCAAAGGCAAGGACGCTGAGAAATACGTCGCAATTGTAACAGGACGGGGTGAACTATGACCCCCTCCGAGCGTGCCTTATGGCTCGTGATCGCGGCGATGGTGCTGTTCATGCTGGTTGTGACGATCTGGACCCGGTGGTGGTGGTTTGTGTGGCTCTGAAAGCGCCTTTCCCCTACTTCGGCGGCAAAACAGCCGTGGCATCTGTTATCTGGGCCGCTCTCGGGCAACCGAAACACTACATCGAACCCTTCTTTGGTTCCGGGGCCGTCTTACTCACCCGCCCGGACTACAATCCCACCAAGCACATGGAAACCATCTGCGATAAGGACGGATTCGTTGCGAATGTCTGGAGGGCCTTGCAGCAAGACCCGGACGCGGTCGCTAAATACTGTGATTGGCCGGTTAACCATGCGGATCTAATGGCGCGCCGGAACGTCCTGATCCGGAATACCGATCACCTGCTGGAAAATCTCGTCAAGGACGATGAATGGTTCGACGCAAAGATGGCGGGGTATTGGGTCTGGGCAGCCAGCTGCTGGATCGGATCCGGGTTGACCCGGCCAAATGCAATACCCGAGCTAGTTCAGGATAAGGGAATTAATGGACAGACACCTAATCTCCGGGATGATAAAGGCACGAACAATCAGATCCCTCATCTCTATGGAGAAACGGGTGTTTGCCGCCGGCCCGAAATAACCTGCAATCATGGAGTAAATACGTCAGGCCGCCCGCATATTGATAACGGGCAAGGCGTCAACCAGCTGCATCTTGTCGGTACAAAACGACCAGATATAATCCATGGCGGTCGCGGCGTCTCAAAACCCACCAATGGTATGCCTGCAGGACAGGATCTGGATGTCCGCGATCCCTATACCCCCAGTCTTTACCAATGGTTCCGGCAGCTGAGTGAACGACTCCGGCGCGTACGGGTGGTCTGTGGGGATTGGACCCGCGTTTGTGGTGGCGACTGGCAGGACGACCGGGGCACCTGCGGGATGTTCTTCGATCCGCCCTATGGGGAAAAAGCCCGCCGGAAATCCGATATTTATCAGGAAGATTCCCTCGAGGTTGCAACTGCTGTCCGGGAATGGTGCCGGAAACGGGCAGACCGGAAAACATACCGGATCGTGATCGCCGGGTACTATGAGGAGCATGAAAGTCTTCTGGATGAAGGCTGGACCGTGCACCGCTGGAGCGCCCGTGGCGGGTATGCCAATAAAGGTAAAGACAAAACCCCGGGCAAAGAGAACCGGCACCGGGAAGCGCTCTTCTTCTCGCCACACTGCCATTCCTCGGGCTTGAAACGGTTTGAGAAGGTATCCACATGAGCACCCTCACCACCACCTGCCCTCAGGAGATCGCCGCAACCAACCACAAGAAACAGACCGCCGAATGGTGGGCGGATCCGGTGTATCAGGCAATCGCCGCGAAACGCATTGAAGGCGAGACCTGCCACTATTGCGGGCAGCGACCGGCAACCCTCCCGCACCATGATGAGGACTGGATGTATCTCACCAAGGAGACATACTACGACCCGCAGAACATGACACCCTGCTGCGGTCTTTGTCACCGGATGTATCGGAAAGGACTGGTTATCTGTCCCGCATGCCGGAAGCACTACATCCTCCGTTCCTCGGAAAAGTGCCGGTGGTGCCGGGGTCTCATGCAGGTGAGCCAAAAGACTGGCAAGATGTATCCCAGATCGACGACATACAGGCGCCGGCATCCCTGCGGTAAGAACCTGGGTCAACAACGGTGCACGCAGAAGATCGTGTGCAGCTACAGTCCACGGAAGGCCGAGGGTTGCGGGGCGTTTGTGAGGCGGGTGAAGGTATGAGGGTTCTTGTAGCCTGTGAATTCAGCGGGATTGCACGGGATGCCTTCAAAGCAAAAGGACATGACGCATGGAGTTGTGATCTCCTACCGACAGAGAAACCGGGGCGGCACGTCCAAGGAGACGTTCTGGATATTCTGGGTGACGAATGGGATCTGATGGTTGCTCACCCCCCATGTACCCATCTCGCAGTATCCGGGGCAAGGTGGTTCAAAGACAAACAAAAAGAACAGAAAGAAGCGATAGACTTTTTCATGGCTCTTGTCAACGCACCAATCTCCAAGATCGCCATAGAAAACCCGGTGAGTATCATGTCTTCAATGTACCGGATGCCGGATCAGATTATTCAACCCTGGATGTTCGGTCACCCGGAAACAAAGGCAACGTGTCTATGGTTGAAAGGATTGCCAAAACTTTTACCGACAGCAGGATTCTTCGACAGGAGATTTGTAAAAGGCAGGGAACAACGAGTGTTTAAAGAACCGCCTAGTCCCGACAGATGGAAGAATCGTTCGAGAACACTACCCATGATCGGAGCAGCAATGGCAGATCAGTGGGGATTGCAGACATCGAAAAAGGAGCAGTGAACAACGATGATGAAAACCGAAAACAGGAGTGGATGACAAATGAACGTCAGTGAGTTGATCGAGCACCTCAAAACCCTTGACCAGAACCTCGAGGTCTGAGCGCCATGACAGCGAAGACACCCATGACCCCGCCGCATCCGCAACTTGAATTTATAATCACCGAGGAACAATTGAAAGAATTCGCGAGACTCGGAGCATATTCAAACAATTTCTTCAAGTTCATTCCGAGGATGGTTGCTGCAATTCGTTCCCGTCCAGTAGAGGGCGAGCGGGAGAAGGTGTTGGAATGGAATAGCACACGCATTATTGGAAATGCCAATGAACGATACCAGCAACTTATAAGGAAAAAGTGGGAATGGTCTGCCTTTTATAACGGTTGGATTGAGGGGAGATTTGCGATGTTAGCAGAACTCCGGGCGCAGCAAGGGGAGCGTGGACATCGTGCATAAAATCATCACCATCTGGATCGGCCGGGGCGCGGACAACAGCGGCCGCAAACATAAGTCACTCCCATACACCGATACCGAAATGTCCATTGAGGATTCGACCACCAAAATCAAACAACTCCTCAAGAGGTTCGGCTGCCAGACCATTATCGACTACCAGAAAGAAGGGACAGATCCAAAACACGGGGTACTCTCCTATAACACCATCGGTTTTGAGAAAGACGGCCTGAAGTATATGATCGAGTTCCCGATCACGTTCGTCGAGCATTCGCTGGGGAAGCGCCTGAATATGGGTATCTCTGGCCGCATCGTCTACAACCGCATCAAGGCACTCCTGGTCGATGCAGAGATCGAGTACCTCACGTTCCACGAGGCGATGCTTCCATACCTGGCGCTCCAGACCCCGCATGGCACGATGTCCGTCATGGAGGTCGTACAGTCCCAGCTCGCGGAGATCAAGAAAGGCACGAGCGGGTTGTTCCTGCTGCCAGGAGGTGGGAATTGAGCAAAGATCCCGGCATCTGGGGTCGGTCGGCCCGTTCCCGCCGCGTGCATTTCTTTATTGACGGGAAAGCCGCCTGCGGATTATCGGATCACATGGATATGGACTTCCCGAAAGGATGGGATGAAGACGACCCGGATACCTGCAAGAAGTGCCGGGAATGGGCGCACTGGATCAGGAAAGGAGGGCGGAAAATTACACACACTGCATAAACTGCACGAATTGCACAAACCGACACGTCCCTAATCGGTATATCATCCCCCCTCCGATTCTTTTCTGAAATGCCACCGCCTCTCCCTATCCTTGACCCGAAACCGACAAGTAAAGCACAGGACTGGTCTTATGAAAAGATCCGTCAGCTCAAAACCGAAGTTATTACCAGACCGCTTGCATGGAAAAATCCCCTTGCTCTGGAAACATGTCAGCGTGATCAATACCAGCGCGGTACATGCGTGGGTCAATCGATGGCATATGCCTACGATATTCTCTACATGATGCTGACCGGCGACAAGCCCACCGATGAGGACAAAAAGAATTACATCATCAACACCATTGACCAAGTCGGAACAGTTCACGACGAACTTTATCCCAAATCGTCAAGTGCAGAATGTTTCTATCAAAAATCACGGGAAATCGGCAAACCCCCGTATCCATCCGGCTCGGAAATCAAATGGGCCGTCCGGGCATGGAACGATTACGGGATGAATATCGAAACGAACTGGCACACCGACAAGATGGGGAACAAAGTCTGGGACAAACCACGCACCACGAACGATGGTGGGATCACTCCAGAGGAAGCGGCTATCTTCTCGGCAAAGCATCGGTCAATGGGTTATGCGATGATTGAGAACGAGACGTGGGATTCCGTGTGCCAAGCCATTTTTGAGAAGGGATTCGTGCTTGCATGTATCCCGATTTACGCCAATTTTGATTCTATGCTCTGGAAGGACGGCACATTCCCCGACCCCGACAAGGATGGCATATGGTCAATTACCGGGTACCACGCGATGTGCGTGTATGGGTATGATGACGACTGGCTGTACGTCCTGCATTCATGGGGGAACTGGTGCGGTCGGTTCGGCAAGTTCTCCCGGCACTATTTCGACGTGTCGAAGAATGACTGGCTGGAGTTCTGGGTCATTCTTGACGACGCCGACGTGAGAATTGCCACGGGGTACTATGTCCCGATGATCATTTATTCAAATGTGACGGGAACGGAGATTTATGTCGACGATACGATGCGGGGGTACGCACCACTTACCCTCTCAATCGTTCATGACCAGGACTACATCGTCAGAGCTCACGCTGCGGGATATATTGACCAAATACTACCGATGAACTCAGACATGATGGAGGTAGTGTTCAAACTCGAACCGGCGCCTGCAATGCCGTGGTACATCCGGTTAATTAATTGTATTGTAAAATCATTCGGAGGAAAGTAAAAAATGGATCAGATTTACCTAGATTTAGTAACGGGTGCGTTTTCCGGCGCGATCTATGCCGGGGCAGTCTATCTTAAAAATAGACAGCAGGGAGAACCATTCGATGGCTCAAAATTCGGCAGTTCGGTTCTTGTCGGTGCAGTTGTCGGATTGGGTGTCGCAAACCTCGGTCAACAGATTACCGAGAGTGTAGTTTCAAATGCCATCATGATGGCGGCAACGATGGGTCTCACCGGATTAACGGAGAATATCCTGAAAACCGTTTATCGGTATCTTACTGGTAAATGATCAACCATGCCCCGGCCGTGATGGACCGAAATGGTGTAGCGGCTCACTCCCGCACCTGGGGCATTTCCCTGCCACCGGACCGGGCTTTGGTCTCACACGCCTTCCGCCGGTCTGGTGATGGGGCAACAATGCTATCGCACATCCCCTCCCGCACTCGTAGCTCAACGGTGGAGCATCCGGCTGATATCCGGAAGGGTATAGGTTCGATTCCTATCGGGTGCATCAGGTGAAAAACGGTCTGCCAAACTTGTCAGGGAAATGATCCGGCCTGCCCGGACTGCGAGAAGCACCCGCACGATATCCACACGACACCACCGCCAAACTGGATTTGGAATTTACGAAGTCATACCGTTTATCCATCGACCACCGAAGAACGCCTTGCACATCTTGAACAAAGTCTTAACGATCTGCAAAATGTCGTGGCAAGACTGAAACAGGAGCTGGTGGGAAGATGAACTCCATAAAACCTCTCAATCGCACCACTCCCTGCGGTCATACCCCTGAGGATATGCCGTGTGTGAACTGCACCCAATATGGATGTTACGTATTTACCGATCGACCGGTACCAGTCCACCCAAGAATGAAGAGGATCCCCGATCATGGCTGATATCAAGTTCCTCGGAGAATTCTCCGGATTCGTGTTTGAAGTGGACGGCAAAGTTCACGAAGTATCGATGACTGCCGCCGGGTTGTGCATCGTGATGGAACCAGATATTATGATCGGTGAATATCGCAGTCCCGATAGCTGGGAGAAATTCGAGGTCGCACACCCGGAGTTCGCACAGATCATCAAACAGGTAATCCAGCGGAAGATGAACGAGACGATTGACATGATTAATCGGGTGCAGTGCCAGCAGGTGATGCCGGAAGTCATGCCGGTGCCCCCCAAAATCAAGGACGATGATTGCATGTTTCATAGGTCGTATGCATGATCGCAGGAATCGGAAACTATCTTGCTTTACTCGTCGCAATCCTTGGGATCACCGGCGGGTTCTTCAATATCCAACTAAAACTCACCCACCGGCACCTCTCGTTCCTAATCTGGATGATCGGCAACAGCATGGGGGCAATGTTATACCTCGGTGCATACTTAGGTATTATCGAGATCTCCATCGGGTTCCTCTTCTTACTCGCACTGAATTTGACCTATTCTGGGATTGATCTCATCGGGTACCGGAATACCCGGGAGACGCCATGAATATTCTCCCCATCCCGGGCAACCTCAACCATGATCCAGACCGCCGCCGAAAGATTCTGCAAAAAAGAGTCGACCACATTACCGGCGAGATCGAGATCCTCCAAGACAGGAAAACCCTGATAGAACGGGAGCTGTCGGGATGAAAATTCCGTCAAAAATCAAAATCGGCGGGCACTGGTACCGCGTCGAATGGAAGAGAAACCTCTACCGCGATCACGATGCCGCCGGAATGTCGAACGCCAACAAACTGACCATTGAACTCGATCCCACAGGAGAACCCTCGCACATCGACGAGATCTTCTGGCATGAAATTATCGAACAGATCAATTATCGGTTTGAACTCAATTTACCACACGACAAAATCTCAATTCTCGGGACGGTTATCCACCAAATAATAACCGATAATCCCGGACTTTTAGGTGAAGGATGCCAAGTAAAATAAAAAAGATTACCCCCGTTCGCAAGAACAAGATAAAGAGAAGCGAGTCGCGCCCGGATCGGATGAGACGCAACCAAGAGATGGGTGATAAATTCCAACGAGACAATCCCGAATATTGCCGCAACCGGATGCGCAAACTCCGGGTGGAACGGGGACGGAACGACGGGATTTACGCGCAGATGATTGACGATGCACTTGAACCAATCGTCTTTGAATCTGATAATGTCGCTCTCACTTCTGATTTTCACATCCCATTTACCGATGAGAATTTAATGCAGATCCTATTCCTTGCAGCGGAAGAACACGAGACGAAAGATCTTATTGTCGCCGGGGATTTTTTCGATTGCGATAACTGGAGCCAGTTCGTCAAAATGACCGAATCGAATGTGAATATGAAAATGACATGGCACGGTGAGAAAGAAGAGGCAAGAAAAGAGATGCGCCGGCTCCTGCATCATTTCGATCATATCTATTTTTGCCGGGGAAATCATGAAAAAAGGTGGATCAACCTCAATATGGGCCGGGAAGGCATGCACGACATCTTCTCGAATATCAAGCCCGGCAACGTCTCCGAGGATAAATACAAGGAACGGGTAAAAGTTACCCTCGACGATCATATCCATCTCATCCAGCGCGGGCAACTCTGGAAAGTCTGCCACCCAAGGAACTTCCGCATCACTCCACTATCAGTTGCCCGGGATCTCGCGGCAAAACATCTCTGTAATATGTACATCGCACACGGGCATGCATTCAATCAGGGGATGGACCGGTCAGGGAGATTCATATGCCTTGATGGCGGCGGACTCTTCGATCCCAATGCACTGGAATACCTCAGGGATACCACTTGTCACCCCATGGTCAGGAATGGTTTTTATATCCTCAAAGAAGGGGAACTGAAAGTCTATGAGGGGCATGGAATTGATTCACCAACCTCGCTTGATTTATTGATGGGAAAACTGGAGGCGCGATAGGATGCCCCGGAAATGCTCCATTTGTGAACACGTATCGCGACACGAAATAGATACCGCGCTCGTCAGTCCAAACGCGACATTACGCGACATAGCGCGACAATACCGCGTTTCCAAGGATGCTGTATCGCGACACATTAAAGGTGGGCATATCGCGGCCAAGATCCAGAAGGCCAAACACGCCCACGAAGCCCTTGCTGCCGATATTCTCCTAAACAGGATCCAGAAGTTTCACGACAAGTTCGAAAAGGTGGCAAAGAACGCCCAGCAATGGGGTGATCCAGAACTCGAACTGAGGGTCTACAATGCACAGGCAAAATACCTCGAACTTGAGGGTAAAGCCACCGGGGCCTTCCGGGAGAAGATCGAACACTCCGGAGATATGAATATCACAAACAAGCTGACCGACGAGGAGGTGGAAACCCGTGCAAATGCGATCCATGCCAAACGTAAGTGATATCGATATCCTAAGGGAATATGTGACCCGGTGGACATTCCTTGCACATCCCGGCCAGATCCCACCGGAAGACCAGGCGTGGTTCTGCTACCTCATGCGCTCCGGGCGCGGTGGTGGCAAGACCCGGGCCGGCGCAGAGTGGATCCTGAAAAGAGTCCGGCAGGGGTACCGTCACATCGCGCTCATCGGGCAGACCGCAGCGGATGTCCGGGATACCATGGTCGAACTCGGTCCTTCCAGCATCATGAAGATCGCTCGACCAAAAGAACGACCAATATATGAACCAAGTAAGCGGCGTCTTACATTCCCCAACGGCGCCGTCGCAACTACTTTCACAGGAGAGGAACCTGATCAGCTAAGGGGACCCGCACACGACACGGTCTGGATTGATGAGCTCGCGAAGTTCAAGTATCCCGAAGAGACGTGGGACAACATGGAGATGGGTCTCCGGCTCGGCAATAACCCCCAAGTCTTCTGCACCACGACGCCCCGACCGATCCCTATCATCAAGCGACTCATCAAGGACCCGACCACGATCGATATCCGTTTTTCAACCTCACAGAACGCCGAGAACCTCTCCCCGATTTTCTTGAAGCGCATTCAGGAGCGGTACGCGGGCACCCGGCTGGGTCGGCAAGAACTTGAAGGAGAGGTATTGGAAGATAACCCGGATGCTCTATTCCACCGGGAAATAATCGAGAACCTCCGTGTACGGGAAGCCCCGCAACTTATCCGGGTCGTGATCGGAGTAGATCCGGCAGTCACCGGGAACGAAAAATCCGACGAGACAGGTATAATCGCGGGAGGTATCGCAGCGAACGGACATGGATATATCTTACAGGATGCATCTCTGCAGGCATCTCCTGCGGAATGGGCCCGGGCAGCCATAAAAACCTTCCATGACCGGAAAGCCGACCGGATGATTGGGGAGGTCAACAATGGCGGGGATCTCGTAGAGGTCAACATCCGCACGGTTGACCGGAACATTCCCTTTACCGCCGTCCATGCCTCCCGCGGGAAGGCGATCCGGGCGGAACCCGTGGCAGCACTCTATGAGCAAGGTCGGATTCACCATGTCGGCACATTCCCGGAACTGGAGGATCAGATGTGCAACTGGGTGCCGGGCGGCAAGAGTCCCGACCGGATGGATGCGCTCGTCTGGTGTATTTGGGAACTATTCGGTCTCGGACTGAAGGACGAACAACAGCAGCGTGTGTATGTAATTCACGACGACACGGAGATTTGAAGGAGTTTACGATTACTATGTCAGCAAAAAAACAGCAGCAGGTAAAGAAGCAGGAACCGCAGAAGACCACAGAGACAGTACCGCCCATAGTGGCAAAACCCGGCGGCACCGAACCCGGCACCCGCCCGATGATCCAGGCACCGGCAGAGGAGCCGCGCACGACCACAACGATCCAGGTGAGCACCGAGAACAAGGGCCGGCTTGAGATCCTAAAAGGGATGCTCAATATGCCTGACTACAACAGCACCATAGGCCGGATAATCGACATCATCCCGCAGAAGCTGAGCACCGAGCAGGAGGTCCACCTTATCATGCCGGTCTCGCGGTTCCGGTGGTTGCTCGCCCATCAGGACTCATGCGACTGCCGGACGGCCCTCAATGATGCGAAGGTGTGAGGGATGGCCGCCCGTAAATCTGCTGTCAAAGCCGCACCTACGCAGGAACCGCTCGTGAAGATGCACGAAGAGCTCATGATCCGGTACAACAACCTCGCCCTCGAAATGGAACAGCGGCTTGATGGAGATGGCAAATTCTCCGAATCCCTCAGCGATCTCGATTGGGCTAACCGGGTGGACCGGGATTATCTTTGGATCCGCACTAGTGGCGCCAATGCCCCGCAGTTCCGGTACATGACCAAAGAGATCATCGACATGTACGCCGATATCGCGGCCTTCATGGCGGTCTATAATCCCCTCGTCAAGCGTATTGTCGATGTGAAAACCCAGTTCACATTTGCCCTTGATTATTCCATCACTTCCGAGACCGGACAGGATACCATCGATGAGATCAAGAGGGACGACCTGAACCAACAGGCATTCTTCGGGCACCAGGCAATTGCGGATATCGACGGCGAACTTCAGAAGGCGGGCAACGTCTTCATCGCCATCTGGCCTGATAAGAAGCAGGTCCGGGCGTGGAGCAACTACGAGATCCGGGATATCGTGACGGACTCAGAGGATGCCTGCAGGCCGCTGTTCTACCTACGCTCGTGGCTCGATGATAAGGGAAGCGAGCACCGGAAGGCATACCCATCGGTATTCGTTCAGCCGGGCGATATACCAACGAGCAAGACGGCACTTTCCCACCTTGGCAGCAACTACGAGGTCGATCGGAATGCCGTAGTCTACCACATGAGCGCCAAGAAAGGCATCAAGCAGAAGTTCGCGCTCTCGGAGCTGGTCGCTGTCTGCCGGTGGGCGAAACCCCACGAGAAATATCTCGAAGACTTCGCCGCGATCGTGGCCGCTCTCCGGAAATACTCGCACCTCATGACCACCAAGGGCACGGCCTCGCAGGCGTCCGCTATAGCGACACAGTTCAAAGGCAACACGGATTATATGGGCACCCCGCTCCAGAGTCAACCAGCCGGTTCAATGGTCGTGGCGCAGGAAGGAAACGAGCTCCGGGTTGTGGACGCTGGCAGCGGCAAGATCGTGGGCATTGAAGGTGCCCGGTCGTTCCTACTCATGGTATCGGCTGCGTCGGGTGTACCGGAAACCTACCTCACCATGGACCCGAGCACCGGGAATCTCGCAACGGCAAAGCAGATCTCGCCTGTATTCATCATGCTCATCCAGGAGCGCCAGACTGCTTGGAAGAATGCTCTTACAATTGTTTTCAAGACGCTACTGGAATCTGATGATTTCGAGGTATCATTCCCGCCAATCCGGGATAATATCGATGCTTATGTTGCCAACGTCAATGCATTCGCCCGGACTTCTCAGGGTACATGGACGGGAGCAGTTCAGCCGGTCGATTACATCAAGGCGGCATACGAGGCGCTGGAATGGAAACTCCCCGACAAGGAAACCATTGATACCATGGCAGCCGCGCTGGAGGCATCCGGGGCGGTGCCAGCGGAACCCCCGGGTATGGATGCCGGTCTTGACGCTATAGCGCAGGCGGCCACGGGGCTGATGGAAGCGGCGAGGAAGTCTAAAGCATGACCCTCTATGAAGCCGCCGCCCGGCTCTCCCGCGCCGTGATCGCACTGAAGAAGCGCCGGGAAAAGGACACCCTCGCCCGGAAGCACCAGAAGAAGATCGCGGCCTTTTTCAGGGCACAGAAAGCACAGGTCCTGGACCGGATGAAGGAGCAGGAATACCTATTCTCGGAATCATTCCGCCGTCTTTCGGAGGAAACGATCATCGACTTCACGCTCCAAAACTGGGATCGCATCTGGGAAGTTATTGCCAATGGCAGTAGTGGGGATCTCCAGAAAATCATTTTCCAGGCTGAAGCCGATGGGGTAATCCGTGGATCTGAGCAGCTCAAGAAAGCCATCCCGCTGTTTGACAAAAAATCATCCTTCAATCTTGCAAATCCCCGCGCCGTGCAATGGTTTTCCGACCGGGGTGGTAGCATCGACTACATCAAGGGTATCCAAAGCACCACGGGCGATCAGCTCAAAAGCATCATCGGCAAAGCCATCGATGAGGGCAAATCCTACACACAGACCGCCAAGGAGATCTCGGAGAAATTCGATGATTTCACTCGCGACCGGGCGCAGCGGATCGCCGTCTACGAGACCGGGCAGGCATACGAGGAGGGCAACATGCTCTTCTCGCAGTCGCTCAAAGACGACGGGCTCGTGATGGAAAAAAAGTGGATGACCAGCCATGATGAAAAGGTCAGGCCGGAGCACCAAGCCAACGAGGCGGAGGGTTGGATCCCCATCGACCAATACCACGGAACGGGCGATTATATTCCGCCATCTGATCTGGGCTGCCGGTGCTATGAAGAGTACCGGGAAGCGCCCCAAATGGCGGGATAATAGTTAAAAGTTACTCTCAATATGATATGTTTACACCACATTGAAGTTAAAAGTTAGGTACAATATGATGTGGTTATGACATATTGAAGTGAAAAGTTGATCATCATATGATGTAAGTATAGTAGATGGAGACAAGAAGTTGGGTACGATATGATATGACTATAGCATATGGAAGTCAAAAGTTTGCCTCCGTTATATATACACTTGATAGATGGCACTCAAAAGTTGAGAGCCATTATATATATTTTCGATAGATGGAGGATAAAAGTTGGGTACGATATGCTATAGGTACATCATATTGTACTTAAAAGTTAACCATGATATGGTGTACTTATATCATATAGGGGTTGAGAGTTATGGATGATATGATATAATATGACAGATCCTTCCTAAACTGAATTGATATTTACCCCATCTCAAAGAAATATGAGCAGGCACCGACCGAATAACCCGCTCTTTTATACAACATTCACCTTTAGTTAGGTAATCTTTATATACTTACATCGCAGGGCCGCACATGCCCCGATGTGCATCCGATAAACAGACCATAGCCAAATTTCCTTCTTTCACATCTAAAACACACCCTTCTTCACTATAGGACAGGCTTTCCTATATATATAATGTTCAACGCCAATATGTACAATGGCAGCCAGAAAGTCCATTTTTACCGGGTGGTGCCATGCCTAAGGGCCAATGGACGCCCCCGGATGCCGGAGAGGATGCCCCGGCTGAAGTGAAAGACATCCTTGCCAGAGTCTATTCTGATTACCGTGATGAGCATCCCGCTGAAGATCCCGCCGTCAAAGCTAAGGGTGCGCAGATCGCATGGGGCGCCGTCAAGAATGCAGGCTGGGAAAAGGACGCTGATGGTAAGTGGGTAAAGAAATCCGCCAAAGAGTCCACCGTTTTCGATTCCCCATTCTCACACTTCCGGCTGATCGAGGCCGGCAAGAAAGGCGAGCTCCTCATCGATGTTCATATCATCGGTCCTGGGTGGGGGGCCTCAGGATACTATTCCGAGACCGTCCTGAAGAAAGCCTGCGAGAGTGGCGTGTACCCGGAGGGGATGCACATGCACATCGACCACCCCACCCGTTCCGCTGAGAAGGAACAACCCGCCCGGACCATCAAGGGAGAATCACCACTTGCAGCGGTCCTCACGGAGGCCGGGCATTACGACCCGAAAGGATGGGACGGCCCCGGGGTGTATGCCAAGGCCCGCGTGATGCCTCAATTCATCGAGGATATCAAGGCGATGGACGGCCATATCGGGATCTCCCACTATGTCAGCGGGAAGTCCGAGGTCGGTGAGGCTGAGGGCAAGAAAGGCCCCATCATTACGGAACTGATTGCGGATTCCCTGAACACCGTTGACTTTGTCACGGTGCCTGGAGCCGGTGGGCATTATCGCACGCTGTTTTCGGAGATGAAGGTCGGACGGACAGACCCGATTGGAAACATGAACAAAAAGAAGGAAGGAAACATGGGAACTGACAATCAGGAATCACTGACACTCTCGGAGGTTCGCACGAACCACCCGGAGATTTTCGAGGAGATGAAAAGAACTCTCTCGGAAGAGCTCAAGATTGAGTCCGTCACCAAGGACCAGACCAAGAAACTGATCGAAGCAGCGGATAAGATCAAGGCTCTGGAACAGAAGGTCGCAGAGCAGGGCGCGAAACTCGCAGAGGTGAAGGCCCGCGAGTA